CCAGAACCTAGGTAGCGAAGGCGGCCACCATCGGGTGATTGGCACGTACTACCACCACGCGGATCCGCTGACTTACATCCGAGGGATCAAGACTCCGGAAGGGGAGCGCCGGTATCACTATCGGTTCAAGCCCGGGAGCGACGACGGGACTGCGATGGGCGTCCCGGTGTTCGTTTCGCAAAAACGCTGGGACGATTTGAAGCTGACGCGGACCTTCAACTGCCAGCAGCTTCTCGATCCGTCGCCGCTGGCCGACATGAAGCTCAACCCGGATTTCCTCCTGCCGATCGAGCGCCGCATGGTCCCGAAGAACCTGTATCGATTCCTATTAGTCGACCAGGCCGGCGATCTCGAGACGAACCGGGTACGGTCCGGACCGACGTTGGATTCCTGGGCGTTTGGCGTGGTCGGTGTGGAGCCGTTCACTGACGATATCGGCCAAAGCCGCGTGTTCATCGAGGATCTTTTCATCTCGCCGTTGTCGGAGAGCGAGGCGATCGAGCAGATCGTCCGGATGTACCTGAAAGCCGGCATGGTGATGAAGGTCGGTGTAGAGAAAGTCGGTATTTCCTCGACGCACATCCACGTTGCGAAGGCGCTGCAAGCCTGTGGCCGGCACGTCAACTTCGATCCGGGCGGCAACGGCGTCCTTCTTCGGCCTGCAGGCAGGAACAAGAAGAAATTCATCGAAGGCGCGTTGTCCTGGCCGTTGAACAACGGCAAAATCTTCTACTCCACGGCCTGTCCCGCGAATTTCATCGAGCGATTCAAGATGGAAATGCGCAATTTCCCGGTGTGGCACGACGACGGGATCAACATGCTCGCGTACCTGTACGACCTTCTGAAAGACATGTTTTTCGGCATGGCCGAGGACGAAGCGGAAGCCGAGAAGAAGAAGCGATACGCCGACAAACCCGTACGCCGTAGCTGGATGGGGGTCTGATGGCCACTTACGAAGAAGCACCGACAGCCGCGGCAGCGCCGAAAGCCGAGTCAGCCGCGCCGGTGGCGGCGATTTCGACGTACAAGCGCTGGTACAACGAAGCGAGGGCGGTATCTTCCGATTGGCGCGACGATTCCGTAGAGGATTCCCGGTTCTATCACGGCGGCAAGGGCCAATGGAAGCAGAAGGACATTGACGCTCTTGAAGGCGAAGGGCGGCCACATTTTTCCATCAACCGGATCAAGCCGACGATCGATTTACAGAAGGGCATCGAGATCCGCAGCCGTACGGATATCGATGCAAAGCCTCGCGGCGCCCTGGACGGCGGCACAGCAGACGCGATCACGTCCGGATTCAAGTATATCCAGGATCAGAACAACTCCGACCACAAGGTTTCGGATGTTTTCTTCGATGGGTTGAAGGCCGGCATCGGCTGGATCGAGATTTGCCTGAACGACGATCCCCGGGAAGAAGAAATTGAAATCGCCTACAAGGACTGGCGCAAGATCGGCTGGGATCCGTACGCGCGCGGCGTCCTGTTCGACGATGCCAGGTACATGTTCGAAGATCGGTGGGTCGATCTCGACATAGCACAGCAGACCTGGCCGGACAAGAAAGACCTTCTGACGGCCATGATGGAGGACGCCCGAGGGGAGAAGGGGGAAGCGGCCCAGCACTCCCGGGAGCTGCCGGATCAATATAAATCCGGCGCGCCGGCTCAGTTTTGCGACACCACGCGCGAACGTGTGCGATTAGTGAAGATGTACTTCAAGAAAATGCAGCTCGGGATTTTCCTCAAGTTCAAGGACGGGCATGTAGAGGAAATTTCCGCGGAGAAATTACAAGCGGACCCGTTGCTTGTTTCGAATTCGAACGTCATCCGGATCAGCAAGGTTCCCGTTCAAAAGATGTGGTGCGTCATTTTCTCGGGAGACGTTATCCTCGAGGAAGAAAAGCCGACGATCTACGAGCACGATCATTTCCCGCTGATCCCGTTCATTTGCTACATGGACGAGGACGGCTGCCCGTACGGAATGGTCCGAAACATGAAGGATCCCCAGCAGGAGATCAACAAAAACCGGAGTCAATTTACTCATATTCTCACGACCCGGAGAGTTTTCTTCGAGACGGGCGCATTCAAGGATCCGTTGGGCGCGAAGAAGGAAATCAGCCGGCCGGATTGCTGGATCGAATTCAATATGGGCGCCCTGACCAACAAGAAATTCGAATTACAGCAGGACATTGCGCTTGCTCGGGAGCATTTCGAGATCATGCGCGAGGCGAAGCAGGAGCTACAGGAAGTCTCCGGAGCCGTCGAAGAGCAGATGGGCCAGCAGACGAACGCGCGATCGGGCGTGGCGATCGAAGCGCGCCAGCGGCAGGGAGCGACGGTCAACACGGAGCCCTTCGATAACCTCCGGCTGACGAAACGCCGCATGGGGGAGCTGATGCTTTCCATGATGCGGCAGTATTGGACGTACGAGAAGGTCATCCGAATCACCGACGATCAGACCGGCGCGGACAAGTTCGTGACGTTCAACCAGGGCGGTAAGAACATGATCGCCCAAGGCCGGTACGATATCGTCGTCGCCGACCATCCCGAGACGGAAACCACTCGCCAATGGATGAGCCGGACGCTCATGGACTTCGCCTCGAAGATGAGCCCGGATATCGCCCTTCCGGTCATGCAAGTGGCCTTTGAGATGACCGATATCCCGAACAAGGATGCCGTGGTCAAGAAGCTGGCCGAAGCCATCGCCAAGCAGGACGCGCTGACGCAGCAGAAAGTCCTTTCCGACCAAATCAAGAGCGAGAAGCCTCCCCAGGCGCCGGCCGCGGCCCCTCCCGCGGAGCCACAAGCGATGGAAGCCGCTGGGCCAAAGAGTCCCAAAGAAGCTCTCGATATGATTCTCGCCGGCAAGACCTGGGGTGCCGTCACGGAAATCGATGATGCAACGGTCGAAAGGGCCGCGCAGTTTTTGCTTGCTCCAAAACCGCCCACCGGGGGCGTAAAGAAACCGGCCTCGCCTACCAAGGCGTAAAAAGGGGGATTCATGTCCGGCGAAGCAGCAGAAGAGAAGGAATTTACAGAAGCAGAATTGACGGGTGAGCCCGATCCAACCCCTCCGGTTGTTCCTCCGGTTGTGGTCCCGGATCCGGTCGTCCCGCCTGTGGTCCCGCCCGTCGTCCCGCCCGTGCCGGGAAAAGAGGCCGAAGTCGTTCCGGGGAAAGAACCGGCCCCCCCGACCCCGCCGCCAGCCAAGGACGACCGGACCGTACCGCTGGCAGCGCTGCACGAAGAGCGCCGCGCAAGACAGGATCTCGCCAGGAAGCTCGAGGAATTACAAGCCAAGCTGGACACGGAGCCCCGCAAGACTCCCGCGGAGCTGATCCTCGAGGATCCTGAAAACGCCATGACCGTTCTCATGCAGGAGATCACGGATCTTCGTGGGGAGATCGCACGGACCAACATGGAGCGGGATATCAACACGGCCGTTCCGAATTTCCTCGAGCTGGCCCCGCAGATGGAGGAATTGCTCCTGGGCGAAGGCTTGTCCGAGGAAACCATTCGGAATCTGATCGGCTCGAGCGGCAAGGAAGCGCCGAAATTCTTCAAGGTGCTGGCTAAACTGACGAGCGCGCCGAACGAAACGGTTCTTCGAACGAAGTTGACCGCGGAGCTCACGCCGGCGATCACGGCCGCGGTGACGAAGGATCTCATGGCGAAATTCAAGATCGTGGACGGTGGGGTGAACCTGGAAAAACTGCCGGGATCGCCTCCGGATGGGAAGTTGAACGTGAACACCGAAGAGGAATTCGTAAAACTCACCTCCGAGCAACAGCAAGCATGGCTGTCCGGGGGATAAAAAAACCAAGGAGTAGGAACCCATGGCACAGACGGAATTTGGTGTAAACCACGCCCTCGCTGTCAAACGATGGAGTCTGTCGCTTGCGACGGAAGCCGTCAAGAAAATGTACTTTTCTAAGTTCATCGGATCCATCATCACCAAGCTCACCGACCTCGAGAAGAACGCCGGCGACAAGATCACCCACGGGTTGCGCATGAAGCTCCGCGGGGCTGGCGTCACGGGCGACAACACCCTCGAGGGGAACGAGGAAAGCCTGACGTACTACGACGATGCTCTCCTGATCGACCAGCTCCGTCATGCGGTGCGGTCGAAGGGGAAGGCGTCGGAGCAGCGCGTCCCGTACAACATGCGCGCGACCGCGCGCGAGGCGCTTGCGGCCTGGTGGGGGGAGCGGTTCGACGAGCTCCTGTTCGTCTACCTGTCCGGCGCCCGGGGCGTGGATTCCACCCTCACGCTCCCGCTCAGCTTCACGTCGTTCGCCGGCAACTCCCTGAACGCCCCGGACTCGGCCCATTTGCAGTTTGCGAACGGGCTGGCCAAGGCGACGATCACGACTTCCGACATTTTCACCCTGTCGGAGATCGAGCGGCTGGTGGAGAAGGCCGAAACCGTCGATCCCATGATCCAGCCAATCATGGTCGGCGGCGAGAAGAAGTACATCATGCTCCTTCACCCCTACCAGGTTACGGATCTTCGGACCAACACCAGCACCGGCCAGTGGCAGGACATCCAGAAAGCCGCAGCCGGCAAGACGGGAGAAAACTCCGCGATCTTCACCGGCGCCCTGGGCGAATATCGCGGCGTTGTCCTGCATTCCCACCGGAACGTGGTCCGGTTCTCGGATTACGGCTCCGGCACAAACCTCCCCGCGGCGCGCGCGCTGTTCCTCGGCGCCCAGGCCGCGGCGATCGCCTTCGGGAACGGCGGCGGGGAAACCGTCGCGCGGTACTCCTGGAAGGAAGAGCTGTTCGACTACGGGAATCAGCTCGGCGTGGCGGCCGGCTCGATTTTCGGTATCAAGAAATCCGTTTTCAACTCCAAAGACTTCGGCGTAATCGCGTGTGACACCTACGCGATCGCCCATTAAGGAGGGGCCATGACCACCCCCTTCTATTCGGCTGATTGCGCGGCAGGAAGCGGCATCCAGCCCCGGGCCGGCATTGGGCTCTGCTCCGTGTCCGGTTCCTATACCATGCTCGCGGCGTTTCTCGACGAGGATATCGTCCATCTCGTCAAGATGCCGAAGGGTGCAACTCTCCTGGAAGTGATCCTCGATGTTCCCGCCCTCACGGACCAGGCCGACGTTACCTGGGACCTCGGGGATTCGGATTCCTCCGGGAGATTCATCACGGCGGGAACCGCGGGACGATCCAGCGCGGGAGCGATCGTTCGGCTGACGCTGGCCGGAGGCTCGCAGTACCTCTACACGGCCGACAACACGATCCAGTTCAAGATCAAGACCGTTCCCGGCGCGACGGCCGTGACGGACGGCACGATCAAGCTTACGGCCATCTACACGATGGATCCGTAGGGGGGCGACCATGACCACACCCTTCTATTCGACCGATTGTTCTATTGGAAGCGGAGTGCAGCCTCGGGCAAATCTTGGGCTGTGCTCCGTGTCCGGGACGTATTCACCCACAACCATCCTCTTGACGGGGGATGTAATCCACATGGTCAAGATCCCTGCCGGCGCCACCCTGCTTGACGTGATCCTCGACGCCGACACGAATCTCGACGCCGGTACTTCGCTCACCTTGAGCGTGGGTTACACCGGCGCGCTCGAAGCGTTCATCAGCCAAGATACCGTCGGACAGGCGGGAGGGATTCGCCGGCTGTCCGTCGTCGGGGGAACGCAGAAGAACTTCGCCGCGGAAGATACGATTCAAGTGTCTGCAACCGCGGGGGCGGCTTCCGGAGGAACAACGGGGGTCATCAAACTGACCGCGATCTACACCATGGATCCGTAGGCCGGCAACCATCAACCTGACGGGGAGGGGGCCCCACCCCCCCCCTCCCCACTAAAACGAGGAACCCATGAGAAAAGCGATCATCCTTTTGGCCTTGTTTCTCCTGCTCGGAACGATACCGGCGCTGGCCGTCACTTTCACGGCGGTCGGGACCGAACACCCTGGGGAATTTACCGCGATCACCGGCGTCGACAATTCCGCGCTCTACGTCGTGACTTCCAGCGGGAAACTTTATTCCCAGGCGATCGCAACGGGGATTCTGACCTTGCTTGCGACCATCCCGGACGAAAAGCTCACCGCGATCGTCTATCCGGGGGCGACGTACACCTACATCGGGACCGCAAGCGGAAGGATTTACCGGCATACGATCTCCGGGAACGCCATTTCAAAGACAACCTTGGCGGCTTGTACGACTCCAGGGGCCGGGATCGCGGCCATGAAGTGGGATGCGACTCTTACGAAAATCTGGCTCATCACGAACAAGGGGAAAACGTACTTCTGTACTCCGTAGCGGAAGGGAAGGGGGAGCAATCCCCCTCCCCACAACCAAGGGGTAACGAATGAACTACGCGGAGCTCTCACAGGCGATTTCCGAATGGCTGAATAAGGACAGTCTCGACAAGATAATGCCGACGATTATTCGGTTTGGCCAGCGCGATCTCGAGGACAACCTGAGGATCCGGCCGATGGAGTACCACCCGGCGACAGCCTCCGTAGCGGCGGGGGAGGATGCTCTGGCGCTTCCCTCGGATTTCCTCGAGTTAATTTACCTGGTGCTCATCAAGGACAATGTGCGCTATCCGGTCGATGGCCGGGAAGCCGCGCGGGTGCTGTATACAGAACGCCCTTCCGTCACGGAGACGGGCATTCCCCGCAAGATTGCGCGCGTTGCCGATGATTTCGTGTTTGACGTTCTGACGGATGCGATTTACACCCGCGATTGGTTGTATTACCGACGCCTTCCCGTGCTGACGGCTTCGACCACCGGAA